GGACGCATGCATATAACAGATCAAAGAGATTCCTTGCTCATGGTTTTCGACCATGCACCTACCATGCAGGTGACCATGCTTGTTTGTAAGATTATATAAGAAAGCAACTACTAAACATGACGACATGGTCAACATGGTAAGTCCCCATACAAATGCGCGCGCGCGCCCGCGCGCCCGCGCTGGAGATCTTTGGCAACAGATAGGTGTGTATAGGCAACTTACCATGATGACCATGACTACTTTAATGAAACCAATTAAACGGGAGCGGGTTGCGTTGCGACATGGTCCGCAACATGGCAGGGCACATGGTGCACTTGAATCATTCTGGCATGACCCTCGCCCCTAACCTCCAAGCGCTTAACACCAAACGTTCTACCATCAAACCTAGCCAAGATCTTACCAAAGGCTGACCTTTCACGCCTTACCTGCTTGTCCTGCCTTTCCTCGTCTGGAGGCGTTTCATCTAATACCCAAGCAAAAAGCCCCATCTCACGAGATTTTGCCATTAACTCTGCCGGACGAAACTCTAAGACCGGCTGTGTCTCGTCTACCATCACGGCTCCCACCAGCTTCTCCATGTCGGCCAAAGTATCATCCGCACTTACCAAAGGCGCAGTGCATGGGTGAATCCCAGTAACAAGCTGCACAATGCCACCCACCTGAGCCGACCATCTGGGGAAACTGCTGTGATTTACGGATCCGGGCATCCGGCCTTGTGCGTCCCAGTGCTTAACAAACGCCCACAAGGCACCCAATAACTGCGGCCGGGCCGACAAAATGTCCTCCTCACTGATAGCTCGGCTGTACCGCCTTTCCTCAATCTTTGCCTCCTGAACGTGCAGAGACAGCTGCAAACACCTCCGACGCATGTCCGCATTTACCCTGGCGGTATTGGCGGTCACGTAAATCAGGCAGGACTTTTCCACCTCAAAATTACGAGATGCACCCAACACCCGGCCGGCCCATACGTTGGCCGTAATAAAAGCCTCCAAGCTGGACGACTTAATCTCACCCCTCCAGTTATCAAACACCAGGTAAGGCTCCCCATTGATCGCGGCCGCGTTCAGCGCCTTGGTAAGCTCCTCGCTTTCACTGCCTTCCGGAGGTGCCGTAATCTTCATAGGCCCAAACACCGGGCAGACCGCCAGCCGACACAGTAACGTCTTGCCAGCCCCTTCCGAGTTGGCTGAAAAGATGAACGCTGGCCGTGGTTCCCGCGGGGCCAGCATCAGGTCAAGATACGGCGCAAACATTGCCGCCAACGCCACAGCCTTTGACCTAGCGGCCTCAGCCTCATTGGTGGGCCACGGGAAATCCACCATCCACTCCTCAAAAACAGCCTTGGCTTGTTCCAACGTCATGTCGTCCTGCAACTCCATTTCCGACCTGGTCAGCACCTGTGTTTCTGCATCGTACCCTTCCGGCAACAGCTCCAGCGTCCCATCCTTTCGAATCACAGGCAGTCTTACGGTTGCCACCCTGCGAATCGGCCGTAGTTCCCGGATAAATTGCTCACTAGCCAACACCCCTGACGCACATTTGTCGGACATGCTGGCCGCCTCCTCGCCGTGCTCTCCTAGCTTGTAAGGCGCCACGTAATCCTCAATCCAGCTATGAAACTTCTCGGAGGTCATCACCGACAGACGGCCTCGTCGGTTCACCATCAGCACGATACCGTCCCGCTCAAACAGATCCTGCTCCCTCAATGCTTTCCCCAGATCCTCAGCCGTCTGACCTATTCGGTGACCATTCCCAGGCAGCCTGACCTTGGGCAGAACGCTGCTGACCACCTCCGGCCCCGCTTCCGCATGCCCTATAAAATCAGAAACATCTGCACTGGCCTCCCATAAAGCATCCAGCACTTGCCCATCCTTCATGCCGATTTCCTCCACACGTCCATCCAGTCATAAAAATCCACCTTTCCATCCATCGGAGCCGATGGCCATAGGAGCTCCCACCTCACAATTCGCACCTGGCAGCCTCCTTTGTCCCGCAGAGCCTTAGCCACCGCCAGCCCGTGATCCTGTCCTGCCTTGTCTCGGTCCGGCACAATAACTACCCGCCTTTTGGCCAGCGTCTGCGTGTATTCCTCACGCCATTTCCCAGCCCCCATCGGCGACGTGGTCGCTGCAATGTTTCCATCAGCTGCGGCGGCAGCATCCGCATCCTTCTCGCCCTCAAAAATCCCGACCACCAGCTCCGGGTTGGCCAGTAACTGCGGTAACCGATAAAGGACCGGTGTGATCCCGGCCAATGTCCACAGCCACCAGTTTCCCTCACGGTCCCGGCTGGCCTGTTTGTTCCCAGCCCTTTCGCCTTCCGCGGCCGGCCTCCGCTGGCGAAACATCTTGGGTTCATAACGCAGCGTCTGGTGCTTTAACTTGCCGTCTGCATCTAGGTAATCGTACACCTTTACAATTCTTGGCTGCGGTTTGCCGTCCTTCCGGACTGGTGCAGGAGCCAGATCCCCTGCCCATTCGCGCATCATCCGTATCGCCTCCTTGGCAGATACCCCGCGCACCTTTTCAATTAGCGTGATTTGATCGCCGCTTTCCTTGGTGCCGTGATCCGTCCAGACCAGTCCCTTGTCGCCCTGCCATACCGAAAAGCTCGGGTTATCGTCCCCCTGCCGGATCGGGCTACACATCTTGCCCGGCCCGTCCGGAAAGCCCGCGATCCCCAGCCGCTTGGCGGCGTCGGGCAGAGGAATCCGCTCCTTTAGCTGGTCAATCGTCAGCATGATTTTACCACAATTCCCCGCCGCTTTCCCCGGATCGACGGCTTCCAGCCACATTTCCGTGCGTTACATACCGTGGCGTGATCGCAGTCCCACGCCCTGGCAATCATGGAAACGGTCATCCCGGCCGCGTACTGCTTTTTCCAAAACTCCCATCTCTGTGCCACCACGTCCGGCGTGCGGTTTCTTGTCTTTTTACCGTTAACCGGCCGATAGCTGATTTCCTTTGGCACCTCCAGCACCGGAAGTTGCAGCTCTGGGGCCTTTAACGCCGTCCGCAGGACCGCCTCATTTTGCAGCCGATTCAGTGCCTTTTTTAGCTCATCAAGTTCACGCTCCCAGTGGGCTGACTTCTTTTCCAGCACCGTCAGGCGGTAGTTTTTCGCAGCCTCGATCAATTTGTTGTCCATGACCTTCCTCCTTTGTTTTTCCTAAAATAATCAGGCACGTGTCCACCAGGGCGATGGATGTGCGCACCTCCGGGTTGGCGCTTGCCTCCCGGATCCGCACAAGCGTCCCCCGCAACGTGCCCAGCACGTCGCGCAGCCAAGCCAGATCCGGCACCTAGTCCCTAGCCTTGACGTACTCTACAAACTCGATGACCGGCTTGATCTGCTCGCGCACCTTGGCGTGCCAAGCCAGGTCTCCCCGCCAGCCATCGTCCAGAGACCGCTTCCACACCTCAAACTCCGTCACCCAAGCCGCCAAGGTAAAGATCCCGCTCGATCGCTCGTCCGATCCGCGCACCACCTCACCCGCGGCGATCGATCTTTTCAGATCGTTGGGCGTCAGCTTTTCCGCTTCCGCCAGCTTCGCCCACTTGTCCTGCTCCTTCACCGTTTTCAGCTTCTGCAGCTCAAGGTAATGCTGTGCCGTTAGGCCCGGCCGGCGCTTTTCGATCGGCACGTTGCCTAGGGTTAGTAACGCGTCTGTTTTGGGTCCGAAGTTAAACTCCAGCTGATCCAACGCCTCCTGCAGATCCGCCTCGTCGTACGACTTTTTGCCGTAGTTCAGCCAGTCCGCATCCAGCCAGGTCTGCGCCCGGCGGCAGCTTTGCAGCCACCGGCCCACCTCTTTCCATTGCTCGATGTTTAAGGCCTTTTCAAACACCAGCCCGTTGGGCGTAATCCGCACCCCGGGCACCTTCTCCACCGCCCGACCTTCACGGTCCAAGCGCTTTAATTCAATTATTTGCATTTTTTGCCTCCTTTTTTGCCTATTGATTGCCGCCTCCAGTGCCGCTCCCGCTGCACCGTTCGATAACTTTCCACCGCCTCCGCGCTTTTGGTGTGCGCGTTGCGTCGGAATCCCAAGAAATCCAGCCACCACTGCACCTGCTTGCTTACCGCTGCCCGCGTCACTCCCATTTCCTTGGCCGCGGCCGTCTGCGTCCACACGCCATTCAGCGCGTCGGAGTTGATCGCAAACATTAGGGCATACACCCTCAGCCGCACGTTCCCCGGCTTCACCAACATCGGCAGCACGCGGGATAGCGTCTCCACCGTCAGCTGCCTGGCCTGATCCGCCGTGGTGATCGTCAGCCATTTTTGAAAGCCGGGCAGGCCACCACTGCTGTACGATTCCGTCGCTTCCCTATAAAGGGCCTCGATGGGGTTGTCGCATAAGCTAGCCATGCAGGGGGTATGGCTCGCCTCCGGCCTGTCGGCCGCATCACAATGGTGGCCTGCGTAGGTCACTACGCGTCCCAGCTTTTTAGAACCGGCCACGCCAGCGCCAGCAGCCCCACGGCCGCGGCCGGTATGGCCAGTCGCACGATCAGTTCTAGTTCACTCATTTGTTGCCTCCTTGTTTTTTGATAAAATCCACTAGAACTTCCTCCAAGCGTTCCACCCGGGCCTTTAGCCCTTGAATCTCAATGTCTCGCCTGGCGTTCATAAACGCGTCCTGCACGCCAGCGCTCCAGCTGGCATGCCCAATTACGCCTTCCTGCTCCAGATCCCTTACGTCAGTTGGTTCAATCACTGTTTTTTGTTCCTTTCCGGCTTTGGCTTTCTTTTGGTGTCCACCGCATGCCCACGCTTTTCGCCATAGCCATCTCGAATTTTCCGTAACCGCATTGTGTTTTTGTTTGCCATAATTTTTAAAGCACTGGCTCCGGTAGCGGGCCTGACAGCTTCCACGTGTAAGTAAGGCGGTCGTACTGAATTGGGTAGCCCATGAAGTCCCGCATTAGGTCGATGTCCCGAGCAATGGTTTTGTAGGAAACCTCAAACTCTTGACCCAGCTTCTCACAGCTGGGCAGCTCACCCGTTTCCCTCAACATCTGCGCCATCCACCGGCACCGGCGTAGCACCGGCCTCGTCTTGCATGCCGTCTCCCGCTTTCGCAAAGAAAAACGGCTCATTTGCTGCTCGGCCTCCCGCTGTAGCCGGCCTGAAACTTGTGCTTCTCAGCGTTGGTAATGCTGCTGTGGTTGCAGCCCCACGCCTGGGCAATCTGTTCCACCGTGTAGCCCTGCGCCCTTTGCATTTTCCAAAGCGCCCACCGCTTGGCTACCACAGCCGCTGTCCGGTTGCGGCCGGATCCCCGCCGCTGGCCTTTGCCTATTTTGCTTTTGGCAATCTTTAGCTCCGCGGGTACCGCGATGTCCTTCCAAGACAGGATAGATCCAGCCAGGACCTCTGCCTCCTGCAAGTTCCTCCGTTTAAGCTCCATCCTGGCCACAGCCGCGTTTTGTCTCATTGTGGCCAGCGCGCTGGTCATCTCCTTTACGGCCGGCAAAATCTCGTCATTGATCTTGCGCTCAAGCTGTGAGACGCGGTAGGTCAGCGCAGACGTCACTGGGTCCAGCTCGTTTAAGTATTTCATTTGCCTTTCTCCACGTGCTTTAGCTTTTTGTAATAACCGCGGATGGAATCGTGCGGCTTAAGCCGGGCGTTCTTCTTTCGCCGATCAATGATCACGTGCACCGCTCGGCCCGTGTCCGCAATCGTCACAAACCCGGCAAACGCCAAAAGCTGTTTGGCAAAGCTCATCTGGTTTTGCCCTCCTTGCTGGACAAATCCTTGCCGTATACCGGCAGGCAGGTTTCAATAAAATTGCGGACAAACTGCTGGCCCAGCTTTTCGTTTTGCGTTGGGAACACCGATAAGCCGTTTTTCACCTGGCAGTCCACGGCCTCGCTGCCGTCTTGTCGGATGGTAATGACCACCTGTGTCATTTCTGCCCCTTGTCCGCCGCCTTCACCGCGCCTTTGGTCACCGTGGCCTGTACCCCATAAATCGGGTGGATGTAGCTTTCCGTGCCTTCCGTGCATCCGGGCAACCACTTGCCGCCAGGGGTCAGCTTCCGTCTTTCACCGTCTACACACACCACAGTCATGCCCCCTCCTCGCGCAGGTGTTCAAAATGCTCATAGCCCACCGGCGCCGGCTCCTCCGGCCGCTTAGCGATCAGTTCCCGCAGCTCTTCCGGATCCATGCCCTGCTGCTCGTGCCGCACCAGGTCTGCCGTCACATTAAACTTGGCCAGCAACCCTTCCGTCAGCTTGTCCACCACCTTCTTAGCGGCCTCACTCACTGCTGGGCCTCGTCTTTCACCTTCTTGGCAAACCAGGCGGCAAAGCTGACGGCAAACACCAGCAGCCCCCAGCCAGCTCCCACGATTAGGGCCCAGCCGGTAATGACGGCCACCATCTTGGCTAGGTCGACAATAACGTCCCAGGTCATCGGGACCCCCAGAGCCACGCGGTTTTCTGTTCAGCCAGGCCGCGCACGAGGAGCATCACCTCGCGGGCCTTTTCAGCCTCCGTGGGGCTTTGATTTGTTACGTTTTTGTTACGTTCGGCCTGTAAGTAACTGTCAGACAACGATCGGACGGGGTGGGATTTGAACCCACGGCGAGCAACGATTTCAGTTTTTTGGTGTTTTAATGTGTCGAGTTTCATTATTTTCTTTCTGTTTTTGGGTGATTGGTTACGATGATTACGTGGCCTACATTTACAAAAGATCCGACAGTCCTTGGTATTGGATCAGGTACAAAACCAAGGACAGAAAGCTCAGGTCCAAGGCCACGCGCTACCGGACGGACAACACGCTGCACCGCGCCAAGGCCCGGCAAGAAGCCGCCGACCTTTCCGTCCACGAGCAGGACAAGCGAAGCAAAGATCTCACCTGGGTGGATCGCCTTATCGAAACCCACCCCGTCGGCGACAACACCCGGATCTACTACCGCAACAGCTGGCGAAACCTGATCCGCTTCATGTGCGAACGCCGAGTGGCCCTTGAAGACTTTGCCCCGGCCACGGCCCACGACTACATCGCCTGGCGCACGGCCACGCCCCGCACCGGGGGCGGCTTCGTCGGCCGCAACCAAGCCCTGCAGGACATTAAGATCCTTAAATGGATCCACCGAAACGGCCGGCTGCTGGGTCACATGACCAGCATGGCCATGGTGGATTTCCGTTCCCGCAAAAGCCCGGTCACCCGCAAGCCGGTCTTTACCGAGGAGCATGTCGCCCGCTGCCGGGAGGCGCTGGCCAGCCGCTACATCCCCGACTGGATGCGCACCAGCTTCGAGATCGCCTACCACACCGGCTGCCGGATGAAGGAGACCCGACTGCCCTTGTCCTGCATCGACCTGGAGGCCGGCACCATGACGTTCCCCGAGCCCAAGGGAGGATCCGGCTGCGCCTACACCATCCCCATTCCCGACGGCTTGCTTCCCCTGTTCCGCAAGCTGAAAGCCACGCCGCGCTCCCACACCTTCGAGTGGCCTGGAGCCGGCACCAAGGTCTCCTGCTACTGGCGCCGCTTCTTTAATCTGGTGGGGCTTAAACATCATAGTTTCCATGGCCTGCGCGCTACCCGAGTGACGAACCTGCGAAGGGCAGGGATTGTGCAAGCTGTTGCCATGAGACTCGTAAACCATTCCTCGACCTTGGTTCACGACCTGTATCAGCGCCACTCTGTTGAGGACTTGCGCAACTACGTGAACGCGGGCCTGCCGACATCCAATCCTCAAACGCCCGCGGAAACACCAGCCCACGCACCATCGGAAAACCGGCTTCAAAGGACAGGGAGCGGGCCCGGTGGTACGTTATCCCGTACGCCTCCGACAATTCCCGCAAGTTAAGCGGCTGGTTTAGCGTGCGCTTTTCATGCGCGCGCGGGGGCATCCCGTTTTCCCTGGCACCGTCACCGTTAAAAGCCCCCACGCTCATGGCCGGACTATCTTGCTTCCTCGATCTCAAGCGCGTGGCGCTCGATGAGTTCAGTGACCAGCTGGGAAAAGGAAAGGCGGCGATCGTCGGCCATTTTAATTCCGGCTTTTTTCACCTCCAGCGGAAGGTAAAGGTTGGTCGGCTCGCTCTTGTCACGGGGTGCCATAACTATGACGCACGCTGTGCGCCATATTTATGCCGTCAACAAAAATCTGCTTTTTCCAAATTTTTTTTTGGACGGCTTGCGGGGGTGTCGTTTTAGCGCATAATGTGTGTCGTGAAAAAGGAGCGGACCAACGTCTACCTGCCCAGCGAGGTCAAAAAGAAAGCCATGGATCTGGCCGACCGCTCCGGCATGTCTTTAAGCGTCTTCATCACCCAGCTGTTAATTAAGGAGGCAGCCCGAGAGCAGGGTTTTACCAAGGAGAGCCCTGCCATATTTGCCAAAGGTCCGTCACGGGCAAAAATTAAGAGATAAGTTATCCCCTTTTGGCTATCAGCCGATAGTGACGATTGGCCCTTAGGTAGCCCCTGCGCTCCCCGCGATGGTCGCGTCCGCCCTTGGACCAGGTGCGGAATTTTTTGGTCTCAGCCCGGCCAAGCCGAACCATTTCGTTTAGTTGCCGGCACACGTAATACTTGTTTTTACCCATCTCGACGGCCACTTCGTTGAGCGTCTGCCACCCCGGCGGCACCACGTCCGCCTCCTGGGCAAAGGCCCGCTGAATTGCCTCTGCCCAGCCCACCTTACCCTTCACAGCGGAAAGCGCCACTCCCCCTTCACCGGCGTGGCCAGCCAGCTGACGCACGCATCCTGGCAGTATTCCCCATAGGCAAAGCCGTGGCCCCACTGGTACGTGGCCCGGCGGGCCCGGGCGTACCCCATGGCCCCGATGTTGGCCAGCGTTCCCACACAGATCCCCACCGGCGAACGCAGCACCCGGCCCCGGGCAATCTCCGGCCGGTGCAGATGCGCCATGACGATGTTTTTTCCGATGGATTCCACCGTGTCCCGCACGGCGCTGACGGAGCACTGGAAGCCGTGCAGAAATACGGTGTCTCCCAGAAGGAAAAGCCCTTCCTCGATGTCGTAGGGCAACAGCCGGGCCTTTAGCTTTTTAATCGTCTGCTCGATGGCCTGCGTCCCCTGCTCTGCCGCGTAGGCCACCACGGCGGACGGCGAACGCACCAGCGACCAAAGTCTCGCTTCATGATTCCCGGCTAGGACGGTAGTCACTTCAAGCTCTTTGAGATGCGTCATGCCGTGCAGGTAGTCGTCTGAAAAGCTGGCGGAGCGGTCCGGATCGTCCGGATCCTTGCGGGCACCGGCGCGCCAGGCGGCCGTATCCAGAAAATCCCCCAAATGGATGGTCTCCACGGGGCGCCAGCGGCGCTTAAAGGCCAGCACCTGTTCCCAGGCGGCTCGATCTATGTAGCCGGCGTGGGTACAGCCCACCGCCATCCAGCGTCTCCACTTGCGGACGACGTTCACTGCGAAAGTTTGAGTGTCAAAGGCTTGCGGGCCTTGTTACTTTTTATCCTCGTAACCCGGGATGCCCTGAAGAACTTGCAAAATTTTTACACAAGCGGCCCGGCTGTCGGCCGCTGCGACTGAACTATCCTCGGCTCCCTTAAGGGCCAGATCAGCTATCACGGCCAGCTGGACCTTGTGGGTGTAGACGTACGACACGAGATCCAAAACCTCCGAGATGGCGTCCGACCAACACGGCCGCATCCACAGCGCCCCGCCGTGTTCGGCCTGCCCCTTGCGGTACTTTTTGGAAAAGTCCCGGACAAACACCTCCAGGATGCTCTGCAGGTGGAGCTCATGCTCCTTGCTCATCGGCGGCGTGACCGGCGCGCTCATGGCTTACGCAGAGAAACCTTGCGGGAGGTGGAAAGTGGAAGGCGGGAAGATTTACGAACCAACTTCGTACCGCCACTGATCCCGGGGCTGTTTTCGCTCTCGGTTTTGCCTGCCAGCTCACGCCAGTCTTTGTAGTCCGCGTCTTCAAAGTGAGGCGTCTCCCAGGATAACGTCCGCAGCCGGTACTTTTCCCCGATCTCCGACATCACGGCGTACGTCTTTACGTCGTCCCAGCAGGCGGTCAGCCCGTTGGTGCTGCTCTGGGCCAGCGGCACCGCGTCCACCGCCCGGCCGTAACAGTGGAAGCTCTGGCACACCGGCGTGCCCCGGGCGTTGGTCACCTTGGGCCGCTTCTTAAACAGCTCGTCCTGCTCGGCCGGCGTCCGCGTGCTGCAGTAAATCAGCACGGGAATCTTTTTCATGATCAGTTCCTGGTACCATTTCGCCACCCGCTCCTTAAAGCCCGGGGCCAGCCTAGCGATGTGGCCCTCGCTTCGGTCAACAATCTGGCGCCAGGTCATTTGCTTTCGGCCCGGTGACGCCAGCGCTCTGTCTCAGCCAAAGAAGCAGATAGCGCCTTGAGCGCGGCGACATACTGGTCCCTATACGGAGCCGGAGCGGGGCCTTCTTTCCTTTCGATCCGGTCCCAGTCGTAGATGAGCGCCTCAATCGTTTCGGGCCTGGGTGGCGGGCCGTCCACAATCGGCGTGACGGTGGCACAGCCGGAAAGGCTAAGAATCAGCAGGAGGACGCTTAGTCCACCACGAATCAATCTGCTGATCCCGCTTGCGGCGCTCGGCCTCGATAACGGCGTCCCGGTACTCATGCCGGTTTTTGCCGCGGTTTTGCAGCCACCAAAGCACCAGGGCCAGAAGGGTGCCGAGGACGGTAAGGGCACCGGTAATCACTTGCCCTCCCCTACTTGCGGGAGATTGACTGAATAAAATCGACGATCTTTTGCAGAGTCCGTTCCGGCTCGTCCCCGGGGATGACGGTGGCGACGGCAATGGCCGCGCCCAGCACGGCGGTGATGACGCCCAGGTAGGACTGCCAGTTCGATGCAAGGTGGGTGATTAGGTCCATATCTAACCCTTTGTGTCAAAGGGTGGCGGGAAGGGGCAGGTGGAAAGCGGGATTAGTGACCCAGCAGGCGGTTTTTGATGATTTCCCAGGCGGCGGCCAGCACGCCGAAAACGATGGTGGAGATCAGCCAGACCCGGCCCTTGATCGTGCCGGCCTCGTCCTCTAGGGCCTTCATCTTGCCCTTGTGATCCTCGAATAATTCCAGGATATGGATCTGGCGCTGCTCAATCCTCGCCACGGCGATGCGCAGCTCGGTCAAAATATCCGAATCACTCACACCTCGCACTCCTCGGCGCCCTCACAGATGCGGACGCACTCCGAGCCGCTTGAATCGTAGAAGCGTTCGATGTAGCCCTCGGCCTCCAGATACTCAAGCGCGGCGATGAAGTCGCCGTAGGTGTAGGCGGTGGCCATGGGTCACAAATTCTCCGGCACGGGCGGGGCGAGGAACTGGACGGCATCGGCCTCGTCGTTGGTCTGGGCGGCCATAATCAGTTCCTTGCACCGCAGGTATTCGTTTCGGCAGGCGGCGATGTAGGACTTGATGGCCTCGCAACGCTCTGGCGGGTAGATGCCGAGGGCGGCGTTTTGTTGGGTAATGGAATCCAACCCAGCGGTTGATATGGCATCGGAATAATAATGCCTAGCCATTCCAATTTTTATTTCTTTGGCCTCATTTAGAGTTCTGTCGTCCTTGACAGATATTAAAACTCCATTGTGATAAACTTCGTTTTTCATCACATTCCAATATAAAAATAGGCTGGGGATGATCCGTCCAATCCGTCAAATGTCGCTGGGTTGGGCCAAGTGCCCGCCGATGCTATGGTCATGTATGGGACATTGTTTGAAGTTTCATCAGCACTTGAGTTAGCTCCAATAAAATAAATGTGCTGCGAAAGTGACCTTTGGGCAATTCTTGTTGATGTTTGTGTGCCAGTAATATTATTGTGGTAGGAAAGATAATAAAGGCCAGCTTTAATAGATACGCTTGGGCTTATACTTACTGTTTTTACAGTGCTGGAATCTGAGGTGGCGTGTGTAAAGCTACCAGAGGTCACAATGTTTAGCGGCTTGCCTGTATTGTCAGAATTATACACGGCCAAATATCCTGTTGATGTTGTGGCGGGGGCGTTAGCGGCGAAAAAAACTAGGCTTGAAATTGACCCGCTTGGCAAAAAAATCGGATTAAACTTTGCCCTTATGTTTGCATTTGCTGTTGCGGCAACATTGTTATTTTCACCATTCCACGGGGTGTAAAGCCTTCCAGCCCCCCAATTCGTCACGGTTGGCCTGACGAATGGCGACTTAAATGTTCCGTCTCCTGACAATACGGCAAGCTGTTCCCCCGCCGCCGGAGCGGGAACCAAGCCCGCCGTGCCTGCGGTGGAACTGGTCGCTCCGACCATGTTGGATGCCGCACTCCCGCCGCCGCCGAAGAAGCCCATAGCCCTACGCCTCCAACACCGTGAAGTTAGAGGCCGTCACGCTGGATAGCACATAGACGGCTCCCGTGGGAATATAGGACGATTCAAAGGTGATCCCAGCCCCTGCGGTCAGTTGAATGCCTTGGGTGGTTGTGGGGGTGAAGCCGATGCCCACGGTAATCACATTGCTTCCAGTGGTTACATTTTGGATAAGGAGATATTTTCTGGAAGCGTTGGTCACTGCGCTGGTCGCAAAGGCCGTGTTGGCGGTGGTCGGCGTTCCAAAGCGTGTCGTTAGTGAGCCGTTTGGTGCAGATGCCGTGACCGTGCCGGAGATGGGAAGCCTTCTAGTGCTGTCATTAACTGCGGCAATCCCCGCGTCATCACCGCTATAAAAACCAAGAGCGATGGCTTGAGGTGGCATTGTTTCTCCAACATCAGCGGCAAATCTAACATTCGCCGTGACCGTGCCGGAGATGGGGATGCCTCCAGCTTCAGTCATTCCGGCGGCAATATCTTCACCGAGGCCAAAGCCAGATTGAACAAAAGCATTCGCCGTGACCGTGCCAGAGATGGCTGGGACTGTGCCTTTGATACTTACATTAAGAGATGTGTTTGAACCATCGTAAGACATAATTCCGCCGCCATAAACCCCACGATCAACAAGGGCGACTGGCATTGCCGTAACGGTTGATAGGGCTCCACCTGCATAGCCAGTGACCTGAGCTGAATAGTTTCCGACATTCGCCGTGACCGTTCCGGAGATGGTCTGGGTGGAGGGGAAGTTGGAGATAGAGACGGAGCTGCCGACCGTGACGGTCACATTCTCCAACGCAATCAGGCTGGCGGGATCCAGCGCCACGGTGCCGGTGACGGACTGCGCGCCGGCCTGGTCATCATAAAAAATCACCAGCGGGCTGGTGGTGGTCAGGCCCGCGGTGGAGGCGTTCAGCGTCACGCGGGTGTTGACCCCGGCGCTGACGGTGCCAGTCACGCTGGCAAAGTTGTACATCGTGCGGCCCACCTCCGGCGCAACGATTAAAAGGAGCTGATCGGCGTCGATATTGACGCCGGTGAGGGTCACCACATTGGTCGTGGGGCTGTAGCTGTAGTTGGAAACGATCTGCTTCATGGCTTTATATCAGAGACTTGTCAGCCAAGGGCGATGGCGTAGGCGATCCCCTCGCCTGCGGAAAGCGCCCCAATCGACGACGGGCTGACGGGATCGCTCCCACCGGTGGCATGGCTGGACGCATGGGCGGCGGGGGCGGACCCGGCCTCGGGCACAAAAATGCCGCTGGCCACCGTCACGCTGGCGGGCCCGGCAATGGTGGCCACGACGGGGCTGCTCATTCGGTGACCTCGCCGCTGACGGTGACGCTGCCGTTTAACAGCCGCACTTTGGTGCCTCCGCTGGTGGTCAGCAGCAGGTCCCACTTGCCGCCGGAAAGCGGCAGGGCGCTGGCGGTGGCGGCATTGAGCGCCAGGTCCAAACGACCGGCCACGCCGGTGGAGGTGACGACGGAAAAGCTGGCCAGCAGGCTGCCGTTATACGTGTCGCGGATCTGGGCGGCGGCGCTGGAGCCGGTCAGGCTGTAGGTGGCTCCGGTGCCGTCCTGCACGTTGACCTGCAAGGTAAGATCGACGCCTTGTTCGACGGTAAGATTGTAGACACCTGCGGCCACGGAGCGGTGGGCAGTGTCAATTCCCCCGCACTCCTTGACACGCGTCTCTGCGGCAATGGGTTACACACTGGGCCTGCCGGCCGGAACGTGCTGCGGCTGTGGCAGCCCGGACCAGATGACGGCGGTGAGCATCAACGTCGTCTCCGTCCCCTGTGAGGATAACCTGCTCAACATCAGCCATGAGGTGAACACCACGGCGGTGGCGGTGCAGGAAAACCGCGCCTGTTCCCTTCTAAAAGAAGGCGACGACTGCCCGGCCCGGCTGGCGGTGACGGCCATTTCGGCCACCGGCTCCTACACGCTGGCCATCACCTCGGTGATTGATTCCTGCGTGGTCTTGGGCCCGTGCTTTGACGGGGTCAACACCCTGACCGACGATTATGACACCACGCTGACGAGCGTGACGGCCTCGGTCACCACGGCGGGGCTGATTTCGATCTGGGGAACCTTCACCGGCACGCGGGCGCAGACGGACACGGGTTGCCCCGGCATCGGGGACATGTGCGCCTCGCCGCCCATTCCGGACGATCCCTGCACCGCCACCAGCAGCAACACGGCGGTGACCGTCTCCTGGGGAAGTTCCGCGTTCCCGGCTCTGCAGCTGCAGATGCGCTGCCAGACGACCACGCCGGGATGCGACACACAGTTCCGCGTGTACCGCGGGGTGCCGCAGTTTTTGCCCAGCGACTGTGTTTCCGAGGCGGAGCAAGCCTGCGTGAACGAATGCACGGGCACCGTGACGGACAATCCCTACGATGCGGGCAATCCCCTGCAAAATTCAGAAACTCCGGCCGACACCGGAGACGCGACCGCCACTCTTACCATTATCGTGCGAAGCGCGGATGGCGGCACGATCTACAACGAAACGATCACGGCCAAGAACTACTACGGCGGCAATGCGGCCCAGTGCTGCCTACCGCCCACCTGGTGGTATTATTCCCGCAGCCAAACCAATTACACCGAATCCAACGCCTCCCCCGCCGGATGTTATTTTGCCACCTCGGACTACTCCTTGGATGTTTTTTTTCAGGCCACGGTGGAGATCACGCTGGGGGCGGTGGTGTGACGTTGGAACAGTGGCGGGCCCGGGTGGCCGCCCGCCGCGCGGGATCTCCTCCCCCGCTGGCCCGGATGATCCGGACGGCGGCGGCCAGCGGATTCCGCTGGGCGCGGGAAGGCTTTGCGGTGGTACACCCGGAGACGCTGGAGGCGCGCCGGACCATCTGCCAGGCGTGTGAGCACTGGAAGGCGGAGGCGTTCGGCGGGCGGGGCCGGTGCCTGAAGTGCGGCTGCTCGGGCGCCAAGCTGCGCCTGCCGCACGAAAAATGCCCGATTGGGAAATGGGGCCCGGAGGACCCGGCGCCTACGGCAGGACGAGATCCCGGCGCAGGGTGATTTCCTGCTGGATGAAGGTGCCCGGGGTGCCGTCGGCCTGCACCTGCACCTCCAGCATGGCGGTGGCGGTGTTGGCGCCGGCATCGATAAAGAGCTGCTCCAGATTCAGGCCGGTCATCGTCAGCGTGCCGGTGCGGAACGTGGCAAACTGCACGCCGCCGATGTCCAGCAACAGCGCGGTGGTGATGTTGGTCAGGCCTAGGGTGCCGACAAAGCTGATCATGTGGCCGCCCCCGCCGTCCAGCTCGGACACGGACACCTTGCCGGACAGGCCGCTGACGGCCTGCAGGGCGGTCTGCAGCTGGGAGCTGGAAGCGCCCAGGGACACGGCGGCGGAGGTGTTGCCGTCAAAGGACAGGCTGTAGAAGCCCCCGACGGCATCGGAGCCGATCAGCAGGCGGTAGGTTTCATTGCGGGTGGTCGATCCGTCCTGCAACAGGGACAGGGTGACGACGTTGGCGGTGGACGCGGTGGAAAAGACGGAGGTGCTGACGGCGGCCGTGCGGCACAGCTCCACCACCTGGGCGGCGGTGACGCCGGAGGCGGGGGCCTGCAGGGTGCTGACGCGGATCTGGCTGGCCGGAAACAGGCTGACGGTGACGCCGGAAAAGGACAGCGCGGTGTTGGCGGTGGCGGCGGTGACCAGCCACGCGGATCCGCCCGATCCCCACGCCTCCACGGTGACGTTGCCGGCCACGGCGGAGACGGCGGAAGCCACGGCGGAGGTGGCGGCGTTGTAGGCAATCTGGGCGGAAGTGCCCGTCGTGGTGGAAAGCTGAAAAAACCCGCGCACGGGGTAGCCCTGCACGGGCCCCACGGCGGCGGTGATGGTCACCGGGTTGGCGGTGCTATCGACATAATCCCCGGTGATGGTGCGGTCCATCAGGCGGACACGCAGGGTGACGGAATCGTTGCGGGTGTAGGTGAGCGGGAAGGAGGAGCCGGCGGCGTCGGACAGCAGGCCGGCCACGGGATTGACGGGCAGATCGATATTAAGTGCCATGGAGAAGGAGCGCGGTGTCACCGGCGCCGAAGCCGGACGGATCGGCGGGGACGATCTTGCTGGTGGTGCCGCCGGACAGCAAAAATCCGCTGGCACCGCTGTTGGCGGCCGCGGTGGTCAGCAGGTAAAGGGTGACGGAGGTGGCGCCGCTGCAGACCTGCACGGGCGTGATGCTCACGGAGATGCCGGTGTTGCCGGCCAGCACGGAGGCGTAAGTGTAGGTGATGGGGTTTCCCACGGATCCGTCCAGGGACAGGACGTGGCCCTCATCCTTGGGCTCCACCTTGATGCCGCCGCCTTTTTTGGCCACGGGCTTGATGTGCTCGATGCGGCGCACAACGCGCCGGTGCCATTCCGCACCCAGCTTGAGCCCGCCCTGGGGCAGCTCGGGCAGCTGCGGCTCGACGGGCACGGCTAGACCGCTCCGCCGCTGCCGGTAAACAGCTTGCCGGTGTAGCCCCCCGGGATGACGCCCACCGCCGCACCCCCTGCGGGCAGGCCACCGTCATTCACCCTGCGGGTGCTGACGACGGGCACGACCAGGACGGACTGTCCGACGAGCACGCGGCAGACCGCAAAAAGCCCCTGCTGCTCCATATCAAAAGCCTCAATCAGCATGGGGGAACGGTTGATGGTGGTGGCGGCGGCCGTGGTGTTGCGCACCGACCAGTCCTGGCTGGGCCCGCTGGGCAGGCCCCGGGGGATCGGATAGCCGGCGATAGTGGCGGGGGCCAAGGCGCCGACGGAATAAAGCACGGCGTTTTGGAACGGCTGGACAAAGCGGATCTCCACCCGCGTGGGGGCATCCACCTGCCCGGGCACGTAGCGGACCATGGGCGCGGGCAGTCCGCTGACGGTGAGCAGGCCGGTGAAGGTGACGGAAAGATCGGCCAGATCCCCCTGGCGCAAGGTGTAGCCGGACTCCTCCACGGTCATGCGGGTGTAGGCGGGGGTGGCCGTGGACCAGGAGGAATGAAGCGTGCCGCGGACGGGGAGGGTTGAGGCCAGCGCCGAGGCGCGGATGGTGTAGGTCTCCGTCATGCGGATCATGCCCAAGGCATCGCGGCTGATGGTCTGGGACTGGAATACCTTCTGGGTGGAGGCGGGCTGGCCAAGGAGGGTGGAGGGCATGGCTAGTTGGAGGTGTTAAAATTGGTGAGGGTTTCGAGGTTTTTGTTGAGCAGCTCTCGGATTTTTTCCAGGCGGGAATCAATGGCTTCTAGCTTGTCGGCGCTTGTTTCCCGCATGGATGGATTGTTGCGGGCGGCATCCTCCTCGGCGATACGGCGGCGGGCTTCGGCCGTGCTGAAACGCTTGGCGCCAAAGGAGCGGTCGATCAGATCGGATTTTTCCAGCTCCGCAATGCGGTCGGCCACGCTGCGCCCGGTGCGGTCCATGGCGCCGGATCCCTCCCGGCTGCGCAGGTCCCGCAAGGCCATCAGCTCGTTGGCCTGCGCCTGGCTTTGCGCGTTCATCTCGTCGGTTTTGCGCTGCAGGTTTTCCTGCTCAAAGCGGAAATTATCCTGCCGGTTGCGGGCGGCCTGCTTTCTTTGGGCGGAGGTCAGCGCCTGCCGGCCGGCGGTGGAGGCGCCCAGGCTTTCCGCATCGGCGCGGGCCACTTCCTGGCTTCTTTCCTTCTGCAAGTCCCCCATCTGGCCCTGCAGATCCAGCCGCTCGGTGTTGAGCTCCACCATCTTGGCCTGAATTTCCAGATCCTCCAGGGCCTTTTCCAGCGCCTTGGCGGACTGGCGGGCGGTCTCCTCGTTCTGCTCGTCCAGGGCGTCCTGAAATTCCTTCATGTCGCGGGAGCGGCGGGCGTCGTCGGATTTGACCTGTTCGTCGCGGGCCTTGCGGTCGGCGGCGTCGGCGCCCTTGGTATCGAACTCGGAGAGCTGGGTGTTGCGGGCTTGGGCCAGGCTGGCCTCGGCTTCGGCCCGGGCCTTGGGATCGGTGATTTGGGAAGTCAGGGCCTTGGCCTCCTTGGTCAGGCGGTCTTCCAGATCCGCGCGCTGCCGCTCCTGATCCGTCATGCCGGCCCGCTCCTTCTGGCGGCGGGCCTCCTCGGCGGCGGCCAGCTTCAGGGTAAGGTCGATCTGGCTTTGGGTGGTTTCGGCCAAGTCTTTCATCACGTCCTTGGCGCCGGACAGGGAGGCGACGAGGTTTTTAAGATTGTACCCGCCGGAGGCGTCCAGCTCGGCCAGGGTGTCGTTGGTTTTTTTGAGGCTTTCCTGCAGGGCTCCGGCGGCGGACCTGCCCTGTTCCAGGCCGGTGATCTGCCCCAGCTGGTTCAGTTTTTGGTTGGCTTGCTCGGCGGCCTGCCCGGCGGCGGAAAGCTGGTTGCCGACATCACGGATGGTATCGGCAACAAGGTTGGCCGCGCCGATGACGGCGGTGCCAAACAGGGATTTGATGAAAACCTTTTGCAGGGCCTCCGCCCCGCGCATGGCGGCATCGGTGGCATCCTTGACGGTGGTCAGCTGCTTGTTGAACTCGCGGAACGAGCTGCGGGCCTGGTTATCAAAGCCCTTGGCGTCCAGGCTTAATCGCGCGACGGCTTCGGCGGAGGCGGCCATAAGTCCCTACAATCCCGCTTTTTTGGCCTCGGCGGCGGCGATGATGCCCAGGCGTTTGATCATGGCGAGGATCTGAATGTCAATGGTTTTGCGAATGGTGTCCGGGCTGATGACCTGAAGGATGTAGCGAACGGTGTTGCGCAATTCCACGAAAGGCTTGTCCTTGGCATCGGCATAATCGGCGGCCTCGCCGGTCTGATACCTTTTGGCGTGACGGCGCACCCACGGCGGGATTCCGCGCATGCCGGCTTTGATTCCTCCCAGCTGGCTGATTTTGTCGGCGGCCACGGCCCAGCCGGACTTGGCCACGCCGACATTATCCTGCCGGCGGCGGATGTACTTTTCCATGGCCTGCGGATTGGTGGGGATCAGGCGCACGTACTGGTTTTTGGGGACACGCTGGTTTTTTCCGTAGCGGGCGCGGCGGTGGGCGTCGCCGTCGTCAAACCGGCTGACCAGGCTGCCGATGAGCGGCTTGACCTGCAGGCGGTGCAGGAGCATGTCGGCATCCGCCAGGCCGCGGTATTTTCTTTTCCCCGTGGACCGGCCGGCGTTGAGCACGAGGGAGGAGAAAGCTCGGGCGGCCTGCTGCGGCGTCTGGGTGGGGCTGCGTCCGGCGGATTTGCCGGAGCGGGAAATGATGGAGCTGGCCAGCCACGTGGGCATGTAGACGCGTCCGATCTCCGTGCGGATCTTTTTTTCAGATTTCTGGCGGACGGCCTCCGATTCGCCGAAGGGCTGGGTGGCGTTGGCCAGCCGCACCGCGAGGTTGCGGGCCTGAATCCGCATCTCCTGGGCGGCCTGCAGGCGCGTTTGGCCGACAAACGCCTGCAGTGCGCGCCCCAGCTTGCTGGCATCGACGACGAGTCCCATAAATCAGATTCCCAAAATCCGGCTGATGTCAGACGTGTCCACGCTTTGCCGGTGGCTCTGGCGCAGGCGGATTTTTTTGCCCCAGAACAGCCAGGTGTGGGCCTGGTAGAAAACGGCCAGGGGCAGCTCCCAAAGGATGTAGGGCAGGCTCCAGCCAAACTCCTTGGCCAGCGGGAGGACACCCAGGGCGGCTCCCGCCGGCGTCACGCTTTTGGGCCGGGCGGTCCGGCCTTGCCGGAGGGCACGGGCTCCGTGCGGGCCTTGGACGCCTGGTCCACCATGGCGGCGACAATGGCACCGGCCTGCTGGCGGTCCTCCTCGCAAAACTTGTCGGAGAAATTCAGCACGGCCTCGCGGAAGGCGTCGCGGTCCCAGGCCAGCCGGATGGCGGCGCGCCGATCCCTCGCCAGCTCCAGGTGCAAAAACAGAAAGCTGTAGACAAAGAACAGCGGGCTGTCGTTTTCGGACCGCACCTGGCTGAGCAGGAGGCGCGATCCCTCGGTATAAGGCGCGATTTTTTGGCCCTGCCACAGCCGCTCGTCGGCGACAAAGACCGCGTCCAGCTCCGCGCTGTAATCCTGTTCCTGGCTCATAGCTTGTGGAGCAGGGCTTTTTTGATCTCGGGCTTGGCGCGCTCGGGCACCAGCAGGGTCTGTCCCCCGCGCTGGATGACGGTGATGGGCTCGGCCCGCTTCATCAGTCCCAGCAGGGTTTCGCGGTTCTCCAGGGCGGCGCGGGCGTAGCGGATCCAGCTTTCCGGATCGCACTGCATCTCGGTCCAGGTGCGCTGCATCTCGGCCCGTACGGTCTCCCCTCCCCCGGAAAACCAGAAAGTGTACTGGCGGCGGCCGTCCTCGCTGACGGTGCAGGTGACGGGATCGTAGGGACGCAGTACGGCCCCGTCATTGGGAGCCATGGCGGCGGTCTTCAGGTTGGTGGTGCCCCAGAAGCTGTCGAACATGTTAGGATCTCATGGAGGCCGCAGGGCGCGGCCCTTTAGGACATGTTCGGGTAGCGGGTGGCGGACACGTCCACCGTGACAAAGGCGTCCGGGGAACGGCTGAAGGCCACGGAATCCACGACAATCTTTCCGCCGGTGCTGGTGGCGTTGGCCAGGGTGGCCAGCACGGCTCCGGCCGTGGTGCTGTAGGTGCCGGTGATGGTTCCGCTGAAGGAAAGCGAATCGGTCTGGTTGTAGAGAGCCAGGCCGACCACGTCGCCGGTGGCGTTGCGGACTTCCGCTTTTTCAACATTGCGGGTTTCCGAAAAGGATTGGACGAGCATTCCGCTCTCCGCGGTTAAACCGAAAGAGAGCCCTGTCTGGCCGATGGTGGTTGCGGGCATGCCAGTCCAAAAAGTGTCAACTCCCGGTGGAATTGGGATAGGCGATGACCGTCAGGGACAGGGTGCGGGTGAAAAGCCTTTCGTCCCCGTCCACGCCGCTCTCGCTGCCGGTGACGTCGCAGCGGTAGGCGCGGGCGGCACCGATGGCGGTGGTGGCGTTTAGCCGGGAGACGGTGGAGGTATCGTGATAGAAAGCCTGCAGAAGCTGGGCGGCCTTGGTGTTGAACGCCTGGGCGGTGGTGTCGTCGGCCCGCTCGGCCAGCACGATTTCCACGGGCAGCTCAAAAACGCCGGAGCCTGGCCGGGGCACCTCGGCGGCCACGGTGGCGCGGATGGCCAGAAAGGGCGGATCCTTTTCAATGGTCTCCTGGGACAAGTGATAGGTGACGCCCGTCACGGCTCCGGACAGCAGCTCCTTGAGCCCTGCCTCAATCAGACGATCCAGCATGGTGACGGCGGCCATTGGCTTATCGGGCTATGTCATCCCACACGGGACGGATGGAGGGATCAAAGGTGACCATCTCCTTCAGGCCGGCACCCCCGTGGGGGTATTCCGGCACGTAATGATACCGGCGCACGCAGGGCGGCCAGCCGATGCGTCCCCTGCCCCGCTGGGCTTTGGTGGTGTCCACGCTGCGGTCGTTGTCCTCAATCACAAACGTGCAGGGCAGGCCCTTACCGTCCACGTAGTTCACGGCCTCGTAGAAGTGGCCCTCGTCCTCGGCCCCATCGCCCACAAAACACCAGACATGGCGGGCCTCGCCGGCCTCCTGGATGCGGTGGGCCACCCCGGCGGCGATGCCGCAGGTGCCGGCCAGCACGCTGGAGCTGTAGAAATTCAGCCGGTGGTCAAAGACAAACATGCTGCGCCCCTCGCAAATCATCTGCTCCAGAGTGTCCGGATCCCCGCCGTGGAGGAGATAGTGGTAATGGGACCGGTGGGTGGAGAAAACCCAGTCTCCCCGGCGGATTTCGGCAAACAGCCGGATGAGCTGCACCTCGTTGCCGCCGCAAAGGTGGATCAGGTAGGGCAGCTTCCCCTCCCTGAATAGGCGGCGGATCCGCAGCTCAAAGCTGATAAGGTCGTGGGCGGTCATACAAAGGCGTCGTGGCTGTCGGACGCCAGGCTTTCAAACAGCGCCACCTTGTTGTGATTGGCGCATTCGTGCAGGCAGGCCACGCCGGGGTTGAACTTGGCGTGCCACTCCCGCGCCTCCGGGCTGAACCACGCCTGGCGGAATGACTGGTCCTGGAACGAGGCGATCCGGCCGTGGGCGCTGTAGGCGGTGTTGTGGCAGGCATAGATGTTCAGATCGGCTGCGGCCACGCAGACAGCTTGGGCGTACAGGCAGCGGTGAAAGGGCCGAACGGGGCTCTTGCCGGGGCTGTCCAGATCGTAGGTGCTGTTGACGGAAAAGGTGTCGTCCACCAGCGCCTGGCATTCGGCCAGCTGTTCGCGCACGCGCACGGCGATGCCCTTGTGATAATCCTTAAAGCCCTGCACGTAGACGGGCGAGAAGCGCACATTCTCCACGCCGCATTCTTTGAGCGTTTTGGCAAACGGGGTGAGGCCCTCGTAGTTGTAGCGGGTGACGATGAAATTGACGCCCAAGTCGCACGTGGCGGTCTTGGCGGAGGCAAACTGCCGCATGTTTTTCAGCACGGCCTCAAAGCTGGCGGGCGGCACGGCCCGGCTCTGGTGCATCTGCTCCGCGCTGGTGTAATCGATGGACACGCGTACCCATTTGGCGCGGGTAAGAATTTCGGCCCGCTCGCCGGTCAGCAGCTGGCCGTTGGTGATGATGGAAAGATCAATGCCGGAGGACAGGGTGGAAGTCATGGCCGGGCAGATGGCCGGATGAAACAGCGGCTCCCCTCCCCCGGAAAACGTGACGGCCCGGACGTTCATCTCGCGCAAATCGTCCATCAGCTCCAAGAGTTTCCACGTGGGCATGACGTCCTGCTCCTTCATCTCGGTGTGCATGGCGGACTGCAGGTGAAGGTCCGGCCGGTCCTTGGGGCGGGTGGTGCCGTCGGAATAAGTGCAAAAGCGGCAGGCGTGGTTGCAGCGGTTGGTGGGCTTGATGCGGACGTAGACGGGCGCGGTAAGCGTGCGGGTGCGGAAACTCTCCACCTTCTCCGGAAAGCTGAAAATCTTGTAGTCGCTGTACTTGTTCTGGCGCATCAGATCATGTCCTTGTGCTCGACGAGCATGGTGCTGCGGCCGCAGTGCAGGGCCTCGTGGGCCTCAAAGTAAGCGGGCGCGATTTGCTCTGGCCCGGTTAGGCGCACCACCGGGAAATCCACCATCTGCCGGATGGCCTCGGTGAAGTCCTGCACGTGGGTGGGCCCGGTGTAGAGAGGCTTGTGCCGGTTGCCGACGACGACGCGCAGGATGGCGGCGGGCTGGAACTGCCCGCGGCTGATTTTCCTGGCCGCGCCAAGATGGTTCACGATGGCGTCCAGCGCGTTGAGGATAAAATCCATCCGCTCGATGAAGACGAGCGGCCGCAGGCCGGCCAGCGACATGCCGGTGGCCAGCCCGACCATCAGGTTTTCCGCCACGGGCGTTTCGATCAGCCGATCCTCCGGCACGTTTTTCAGCGTGCCCAGGGCCCGGCCGCCGATCTTCACGCCGTAGCCGATGAAGCGGACGGCCTTGTCGGCGGCCAGATTGTCCATGGCCAGGGTGAGCTGTTCCCTGTACGCGCTCACAGCCAGCCGTCCTTGGCCAGAAGGTGGATGGCGTGGTGGACGCTGCGGGCCATCCGGCTGGCGGGCGTGAGGAGCACCTGCTCGTGATCGGCGCAGAGGATGATGGGCTTGGCCCGGTTGTGGACGTTTAGGCACGGCCAGCTGGGGCCGGTGCTGGTGCCCACGATGACCTTGGCCTTGACCGATGCCGCGCCGATGAAAGTTACGTTCCTGTTTTCAAAATGCGGACACAGCCCGGTGGGCGCGGTGCTGTGGACGCGGTGACCCTTGAGCACCAGCCGGGCGATAAGGTCGCGAAAGTCTTCCGGGTTGTAGTTCAGAAACTGGCCGGACAGGCCGGGCGAGTTGATTACCAGCACGTCGCACTCCGGCGCCATGGGGATGAAGCTGTCCAGCGTGGGATAATCAAATAGCAAGTCATCCACGGTGCGCATCGGGTTGGAGATCCCCATCCGGCCGGCCAGCTCGTTGAACCAAGCCAGATGAAACTTGGCGAAGTTCAGCCGGTCCGGGTGACGCTCCCACCAGCCACCGGCGTTGCGCCAGCTGTCGATACTGCCTGGCTGGGCCTCCTCGATGGGCCGGATTCGGAGGCGTGTGGAGATATCGGACCGCAGGGCGTCGATCTCCTCAAACCGGCAGAGCTGGGGGTTGTGATAGTGGGTCACCTCCAGAGCCGGGTCAGCCAGGCAGGCGCGGCGCAGGAAGTTTAGCTGAACGAGGTTGTCGCCCAGCCGCAGGGCGTTGTGCGTGTGGATCATTGAGCCGACGGATTGCGCTCCTCAAAAATCTTTTTTCCGGTCTCGTAGTGGGTGGCGGAGTTGTGGCGAAGGAACTCCTCGTCCGCCTTCTGCCCTGTGAACATGGGATTGTTGTGGGTGAAGACGACGTCGCGTGCCTCGATGACGCACTTGTCGGCGTAGGCTCTGGACGTGAACTCGTTATCGGAATAAATGCCGCTGGCGGCGTCGTACTCCGGCGCAAACAAGTGGCCTTGTTTTTTGAGCCGGTTGCGCGTGAGGATGGCCATGCAGAGGAGCTGGTCCTTGCGGTGACCATCGCTGACGGCCAGCACGCTTTCGCGGGTGGTGTCCCCGATCCGTTCGGAAATAATCTTGTCCCACCAGAGCGGCGGATCCCAGTCATCGGATCCCTGCACAAGGATCTCTCCCTGGGCCTGCTCGGCCGCCCGGTTCCAGGCGGCGATGCAGCCGCCCTTCCCCTTGAGCGGCGCCCATGCCTTGAGGACATCGGCCTTGGGGTCATCATCGTCGCAGCTGAAGATCCACTCCACGCTGGCCGGGTCTGCCGCTTTTTTCATCCAAAGGATGCGGGCGTTGATGGCCTCCTGCGGGCGGCCGCGGGTGGCGTGGCAGACGGAGATTTTGACGGGCTTCAGCTTGCGCCATTGGTTTTGAATCTTGTCTGCCTCCGCGTGGTCGCCCACGGCGCGGGCGGCGGCGATGTAGAGATCGATGCACTCAAAATCATAGATGGCCCGCTGGGCGTTCCATTGGGTGACGCCGGGATCGGGCAGCACCATGGCGCTTTTGAGCAGGTAGTAGGCGGCGCCCCACTTGCCGGCGCTGGCTTCTTCCCGAGCCATATAGAACGGGGCCTCTCGGCGGGACGGGCTGGACTGGTGGGCCCTGGCAAAAACGGCCATGCGCTGGTCCCGGTCCGGCAGGGCTTGGCCGTAGTTGCACCAGCTCTCGTAGCGGAGCGTGGGCTCTTGGGTGGGCCACAGGGCGGAGACGTGGGACCAGGTGGCGGACTGGTCGCGCTTGCCGGAAAGGAAAAGCTCCTGCTGAAGGTAGTAGGCGTACTTGCCGGCCTCGCCCAGCTCCCCCTGCAGGATGCGGATGTTGCGATCGGCAGAGCCTGCTTTGTAGCCCTCCGGATGGTGCTCCACCCAGCTGGCCTGCTCGGCCCGCACCTCGTAGCCGGGCAACGGCAAAAGCGCCTCGTGCACGGCGTAGTGCCAGCGGCCGGCCCAGCGGCCCCCGGGCAGGCGTTTGACCAGGCGCTCGCGGATCGGGGTCAGCTTCGCATTGGTCACGTTGTAGACGGCGGCCCAGATGCCGGCCTTGTCGTTTTTCAAAAGCTCCTTGGCGGCGTTTTGCAGGGCGTTTTTCAGGCCGGGGGCGGGTAGGTCGTCCGCGTCCACCCACATGGCGACGTCCCCGGTGCAAGCGTCCAGGGCGGTGTTGCGGGCGTCGGCAAAGTGATCGACGTGGGGCCAATCGGTTTTGCCGTGGCCGTTTTGATAGTGGACGATGGTGGCGCCCTTCTCCTTTGCGATCTCCTCGGTGCCGTCATCAGGCGCACCGCCGCGAGCCATGCAGACAACTATCTCATCGGCCATGGGCTGAAACGCATCCAGGCAGCGGCCGATATACTTGGCCTCCCGGCCGGCAATCAGATAGATGGAGATTTTAGGATCTTGGGGCATGGATCCTAACCCTCGCGCAGGCCGATGACGTAGCAGCCGGCGTTGGTGTCGGTGCTGATGACGCGGTAGGTGACGGAATTGATGCGGGCGGTGGAGCCGATGGTGGGCGCGGTGGCCATCACGGACTTGTCGGCGGTAAAGGAGGCGTTTAAGTCCAGATCGTAGCCGTGGAGCTCAAGATTCTCCCGGCGGGTGATGGTGGAAAGGACGCCGGTGACGGCGGTGGATCCAAAGGTGGCGCTGGTGCCGAACTGCTCGTAAGCGACGGCGAGGCTTTCTTTCAGGCACTCGGTAAATTCAGACATGCGAGGATCTCAAAAGAGGAAGGGCGGCGGACTGATTGCTCAATCCGCCGCCCCACCAAGGAGGTTAGCTGCCGTTGATCCGAACGAGGCTGGAGGTCTCCCCTGCCTTCACGCCGTAGATCAGGGCCAGGGTGCGCTGGACGATGCCTTTTTGGACGTCGTAGTGCTCCCGGCTCTGCACGGTCAGGCCCGTGCGGGGCTCGGTGACGTTGCTGATCGTGCCCGGAATCTCGACGCCCTGAGGGACATCGGGGACGCGGGAGGCGATCAACAGCGCCTCGCGCTGGGCAAAGAAGCCGCCGAGCGTGATGCTGTTGCTGGGGATGGAGGGGTACATGTTGATGTTGAACCCTGCCACCGCGCCGAGTCCGGCGTTGCGGACGGCGTCGCCGCTGATCTGCGGGTTGGCCACCACGTTGCTGTCCTTCAGCAGGGAGCCGAAGTACTTGGGCGCCAGAACCGCGTAGCGGTCGTTGGACGGGGTCTTGTTGTTGTTGAGCACCTCACCAGCCGAGACCGCCCAGGCGTAGCTGAACGAGGCGGAGCTGACGGTGATGGCGCTGGTGAACGAAGCGGAGGTGACGAGCGCGAGCAGGTCGCCCACCATCTGCAGCCCGAGGGCGTGCGCGGCGGCGCCGGCGAAACGCTCGATCAGGTTGATCTCGCTGGTCGACCGTTCCTGATCGTCCACGCTGTAGGAAACGTGCTTGAACTTGTCCAGTTGGATGCCCACATCCGTCTGTGTCACGGCGGCCGCGACGTAGCCGTTGGCCTGGGAGTAGTCCGTGGCCGTCAGCGCCGAGAGGCGGTGCGTGTAGACGTAGGCGTTGTAGCGGGCGGCCTCGGACGAGAAGTCCGTGGCGGCGCCACGCAAAAAGCTGTAATCAGCCACGAGGATCTCCAGCGCGCGCTGGGCGATCACATTGGCGTTAGTGGTTCCGAGTGTGTTGGCCATGGTGGTATCCTTTGGGCTTTAGAGGCCCAGCTTGCGGAGGAGCTCCACGCGCTTGGCGGGGTGCTTCTCCTGGTTGAATTGGTTGAGGATCTCGGTGCGGGACAGACGGCTGTCCGCGGGTTGGGCCGGGACGGGCGCCGCACCGGCGGCGTCCTTCTCGATCCGTGAAAGGGTGGTGAGCTCCGTCTTGGCGGCGGCCTCGACGACGGCGGGGGCGGTCAGGTCCTCCTCCTTGTCGTCCTTCATGTAGCCGAGGAGCTGGTTGAGGAGGTTGACGACATCGCGCATCGTCGGTTCCTTTTCCTCGTCCTTTTTGTCCTCCGCCACCGGGGCTTCCGCCAGGGCGGCGGGAGCGAGCGTCTCGGCCAAGGCCGCGGGTGTGGGTTCGGGTTCCGGTTGGGCCACCGGAGCGGCGGCGGTCAGTTCGACTTTCTCGGCCTTGGTTTCGGTCATGGCCTTTTCAAAGGTGTCAACTGGCAGCGCGGCAAAGGCGCTGAACATGCCGGCGGGATTGGCCGCGGGCTGGGTCACCACGGAGACGTCGTAGATCTCGGTCACCCGGGCAAAGCGCTGGCCTTCCCTTTCATCGGGCACGCCGCTAAAGGTGAGGCTGAGGCCGAACTGGTCGGGCATAAGCCCGGCGAGGTTGGCGACGTAATCGGCCTTCTCGCTGTTGAGCAAGGTCAGGTCGCCAAGCAGGCGGCTACCCTCGATGCGGAAGTTTTCGACGTAGCCCAGAATGTCCATGACCTGTTGGGCGCCGTGCCCGTTGGTGACCTTGATCCGGCCCATGGATTGGGCGACGGCCAGGGCCTGCTGCAGGCTGGTTTCGTCGATTAAGAGGTTGTGACCTTTGGCCTCGCCGGCCGTGAGGATGCTGACGTTTTTGAGCTTGGTGGCCATACGGGCCGCCCAGCGTCAACTACGCCTTCTTCTTTTTGGCGGGTCTGTTTTTCAGGCCGATGGCTTTGGCCACCATGTCGGCCTCTTTTTCGGAAAGGGTAAAGTCCGGCTCGTCCTTCATGGTGAAGGCTTCGGTCTGGGGCGGGATGATTTCCACCTGCGCCTGCATGGCGGTGGATTCGGTGACGGAGGCGGCGAGCTCCTCGGGAGCGGCGGGCGTCTGCACGGGGTCCAAAACAGCCGCTTGTTCGGGCGTTGCCTCGGCAGCCGGCGCGGTGGATGGTGGATTCAGGCTGGCGATAAATTTCTTTTCCCGGTCCATCTGCTCGATCTGCTCCTGCCAATCGAGGCCAAGCTCTCCAAAGTAATCGGCCAACGTGGAGAGGCCGGCCTTGTAGTCCTCGCGGGCCTGCATGGCCTCGCGTCCGGCGTCTACGGTGAGGCTCTTGGGCGTCTGCCAGGAGACGCGGTCGTAGTCCGCCACCTCGGGCAGATCGCCGGCGGCGATGGCGCGGGCGATGAAGTAACGCCAGGCGCGGGCGCAGAAGCGGTCGATAAGCAGACGTTGGCGCTGCTCAAAACGGCGCTGGGCTTTGGCGACCACAAACCGCATGCCGGCCCCGCCGACAGAAGCTGGATCGTAGACGAACTCAGGCGGCAAATTCAGCCCCAGGGCGATGTCGCGGATGAGGAACTTGGCAAAGTTTTCAAAGTTGGTGCCGGGGCGGGTGGGGGAAAGGTTCTCAATCTTTTCGCCGGGGGCCAGGCGCGGGATGTTGGCGGAGCTGGTGATCTCCTCGCGCGCCACGTCGTTGCTGCTGTCCCGCTCCTGAATCTTTCCAAAAAATCCACCTGTGTTGGCAAGGGGGTCGCCATCCTGACTGACGATGACTGCGGCGATGGAGGACTGAACCTTGAGGGCGTCCTTTTCAAATTCGGTAACCAGCTTTAGATCGCGCAGGTGGTTAAGGGCGCGAGCCAAGGCGGAGGCTCCACGGATCTGGTCGGGCCGCTCCAGCTCCATGAGGTGGACGACGAGCTCGGCGGGGATCTTGCGGTACTGGTCGTTGGTCTCGATCAGGTAGGCGGTGGGCTCGCCGAGCTTGCCGAGGAAGACGCCGTCGCTGGTGCCGTAGTCGTCGCCCTCGCAGACTCGATGGCCTTCGACAACCTGCAGTTTTCCGGAATCGGTCAGGACGACAAAGACGTCTCCGTCCACGTCGATGGAGCGGGAAAGCGCCATCAGCAGATCCGTCCAGGTCATGCGGCCGGTGACCTCGGGGGCTGGGGCAATCACATCGCGCCAGTACGCCTCGGCCAGCTGGCCGAACTCCTGGTCGGCTCCGCGGTACTGCGGGCGCAGGCCTGGGCCGATGGAGTAGGCGGCGATGGAATCAACGGCTCCCTTGACGAGGCCGATGTTGCGGTACATGTGGCGGGCGAGCTTGAGGAGCTCGGTCCGGGTGGATTCGGTCAGGTCAATGCGGGAGTCGCGGGCGTGGGCGCCGTAGATGATGGGCCGCTTGCGGGAAAAGCCGGCGCCCTCATACGGCTGAAACGTGGCGATGCCGGAGCCGTAGCCGGCGGCAAACGCCTTGACGCCGGCACCGATCCGCTGAACCAAGGAGACGGGCTTAGGCGTCATAGATGTTGGTGAAAGAGCCGACGGTGCGGCTGACGCGGTTGCCTTGCAGGAAATCAATCGCGGCCTGGAACAAGGTGACGCGCTCGGTGGGTTTCATGTCGATTTGAAAGCTGGCGGACTGGCCGCCGGCGGAGCTGCCCACCACGGCACGCCCGGAATCGACGCCGGACATGGCGGAATCGCGCATGGATTCCAAGGCAACAATGGCCGAGGCCGTGACCCCGGAGGCTTGCTTGAGCTCGTTCAGGGCAACAGCCCGCGCTAGTTCGCGGGTATAGGCGGCCATCGAAGGGACTGGACAGTGTCAACGGAGGAAGTAGGTTAATTGCATGGATTGGATGGCCATAGGATCGTTGGCCTTGCCGGTGATGGTGTTGGCCTATGCGTTTATTATTTGGAAGCGCGGGCGCGATGCGGTGGTGGCGGCGGCGGCGGCCGAGGAGGCCAAAAGGCAGGAGGGGCTTTACATCCAAAAGCAGATTTTGTTTGTGCTGGTGAAGATGCTGGAACGGCAGGAACTGACGAGTGAGGAGCGAGAGACGTTGCTGACTACTTTTCGCTGGCAGGGTCGGAATTAGTCTGCTGCTCGGGCAGGTGCTCAAGAAGCACTAAAATTAGCTTCTCACAATCGCCCAAGTGGTTCGCCCCAACCCGTTCCCACACAAGCTCACGCTGGCCAAACTTCATGCGGCGTTCGGTGAGGCGCTCGTTGGTTAGCTGGCTGATGTAATCGCGGCCGACGTTGCGCGGAAGCCACCAGTCCGCGCCGGTGCGCTCTTTAATTTTGTTTATGTACAGGCGCTCTTTAAAGACGTTGTCGTCGTACTGGGCAAGGATCAGCTTTCGGCCAAGGTGCTCGATGATCTGGCGTTGGGCCACTTTGCGCATAGGCACCCCGGCCCTGCCTTTGCTGGCCCAAAATTTCCCGTTTGATTTGATGACAAACTCATAGACGCCGCCGGTCCGGCGGGCGGCGTAGCCTGAATCAACCAAGCCGCCGCGGCACTGGTGGGCGTCCTCCGGCTGGCCGCGGACGTGGTACTTGTGGGCAAACTTTTCTAGTGCCAGATCCCAGCCGATGATTTGGCCGTAGTCCACCAGGGCAGACCATGGGCGATTGGCGTGCATACCGTGGGCCCGGATGACGTACCAAAGCTCTGACTGCTGCACGTCGATCGACATAAATAGTCCGTCCGGGGGCAAAGGAATTTCACCAAGCAGATACTCCGGGCTGGCTTTAATAATGTCCTCAACCAAGGTGGGCTTAATCGTGGCGGCGTTTGGCGTCCATGGCTTGGCTAGGTAGCTGTTCACGAAATGGTGCAGCCCGCGAATGCTTTCCTTGTCCTGGATAAACATGACCGCCAGCTCTCCCCATGTTTTGTGAGGACTATAAAGGGCGTTTAGGTGATAGCTACGGCGTCCAAGTTCGCCATGAGCAGTGGGCTTCCACTTGCCGTGGCGCATCATTTCGTTTCGTTCGCTGAACGGGATCTGCCTGCGGCATCCCGGGCACTCGTAGCAAGCAGTTGCCCGGATTTTATCAAAATCCCAAAGATTATTTTCCGAGTCGTACGCGTCTGGCGCCCAGCGCACGCCCTCCCACTCTAAGTTGAACTGGTGATGGCATTGGTTGCATGTGATCATGTAGTAGCGCTGATCACCGCGAAGAAATTCTGTCCAAATGTTAATGCCGCTATCTACGGTTGGAGTGCTTGCCTGGACATATAGCCAGTGAGGAAAAGATTCCATCCGGGCGCCGATCAGCTGCAGTGGGGCCGCCTCCTTGGTGTTCCAGTCCGGAAACTTGTCGATCTCGTCGGCTATACTCATGCCGACACTGCGTGAACTAAGATTGCTCTCAGAACCCGCCCCCACCCACCAAACCGTGCCGGATCGAAATCTCTGCTCGTCCAGTTTCATCTCGTCGTCGTTATCTGGGCACAGCCGACTAAGGCAGGCATTGCTTTGCACCAGCTCCATCCATCGGTCCGCACTGATGGACCGCGCCAGCTTCAGCGACGGCAGTACCACCATGCAGGGTGTGGCTCGGTTCGTCAGTCGGTGCGCCAACATGAGCTGCAGCGCTGTGCTTTTTCCGCACTGCACGGCAAAACATAGCGTCAGCTCATGCACCCCGGGAGCTGTCGCACTGTCCAGAACCTCCCGCAGGTAGGGCATCGAATCCAGGCTGACCTTGCCCGGCTTGCTTGGGCTGTACCGTTCCGAAAACCAGATGTTTTGTTCCGCCCACTTGCTGACTGAATCCATCCCGGCAGGGCGTAAAAACTTAAACGCCGCCCCTACCCCATGGACTGATGATGATGACGTGATCGTCATGCAATCATGCGGGCTTTAATTGCCTCGTAAGTCCGGCCGGTTTCCTCCCGCATGATCTCGTGGATCTCTTGGGCGCTCTTGCCCACCAGCCGGCTGCCTTTGTTGACCAGCGCCTCTAGGCCGCGCTGAAATTCAGCCGCCAACCGCTCCACTGTCTGCGTGTGTTGAGTCACTGTCATTATGATCCCGGCCGCCGCCCGCGCCTTGCTAAGCTCCTCGGCCGCATCTCTGGCCCGCTCCTGTGTGGCGATGACTTTGTCTAAGGCCAGCCGGATGCCATGGACGTCTTTGGCTTCCTTAGCTTGGTCCAACAGCTTCATGGCTTCGCGCTCCGCCACCTTTGCCCTGTTCGATCGCTCCCGGATCTCCGCCACCTCCGGCGTCTCGCCTGGTGCCGACGCCTCTAGGCTAACCGGCCCGTCCGGATCCGTGTAGGCCGCGGCTGCTTGGACAACTTTGCACCTGGGGGCGCGCTGGGAATTGGCAGATCTCCATGCGCTGGCCTCCTCCATGCTGTTCAATGGCATACCTTTGGCCACCCACTTAGCTACAGCCTGCCGGCTGCATCCCCACTCTTTAGCTAAATCGCTGGCGGTCATAGGTAGCCGCCAACCTGTCAACCTAGAACTAACTAAAGTTACTCGCTCAAAAACTACGCATCTCC